CTTATCACGATACAAATAACGAAAATGTTCTAATAGTTCAAGAACTCGTGGGTTCTTGATTTCACATACTTGCATATTAAGTTATCACAAATTGACTGAACCTGAATGATACGTTGAAGGTAGTATAGGCAACATCCTGCACGTTCGATGCAAGAGTTAACTGTCCGATAGATGTAGGAACACAATCTTGGTATTTGATTGTGACCGCATTATTGTTGTGGGAGTTAAGGATTATAACTGTGATGTCCGAAGCGGTTGCTATTTTACCATTACGGTCTTCTGTGATATGACCATCATTTACGATACGTTCCAACCAGTTCTGCATCTCCTTATATGAAGTCATGTCTTCGTCAAGGATAATGTCAACCGACATCTCACCATAGTTGATCTTGTCACCTGCTAGAGGTACACGTGTAACTCGACTAGTAGGTAATTCTACAGGCGAAACACTTGCGCCCGGATGCACTAGTGACTGTGCGAAGTACTCTAGGTTTGAATAGTTCTGTCTGTTGACTATAAACTTAAACCCTGTAGGTTGTAAGTAGTTTCTATTTGTTGTTAGTGCCATTACTCGAACCTTGCCTGTTGTGCTCTCTTTGCGTTCTGTTCTTGGTGCCACCTTCCATAAACGCAGTGTGCAAGTTCATGACCCCAATAGTGTGGTTGATACTTCACGGTAGCATCATATGTGTATATGGTGCAAGAGTTACCGTCTGGATTGATAGTCCCAAACGCTTGTACAGTACCGTCATTCCATGCTCCTTTTTCCATCGCAACTTTGCGAAACTCTGACTTCTCTTTAAACAAGACCATTTTTACTTCCAGTTCTGTCTTGACGTATTCTGGTTGTTCGAAGTAATAACCATCGGGTGACTTATTACTGCTATCAGAACACCCCACAATTATAGAGGATCCGATAAGAAACAGTGCAATGTAGGTGTGTAGTTTGTTCATCTTCATACCTCTATTTATACAAAAAGAAAAGGGGGATTTCTCCCCCTGTTATTGTCAGGGTGACTTTAACCGGAAGTACAGACCCCTGCGTCTTCTGAAACGTCGAAACCAGCATCACCGCAACCATATTTACCATCTCTGTTGGTATCACATGCACGTTGCCATGATATCATATCGAACGTCAGACCCTCATGCCACGGTACATAAGCTTTGCACCATTCATGAGAACCGATAACCATATCATCGGTTCCATCTGGGTCGGGAACATAGTCCCTTTTGGAGTGCTCTTTCTGGAGAGTAAAATGAACATTTCCATTGGAGTAGTTTTTCTGTGTAAACAACTTGCCTTTGGTAATGTAGATCTTCTCTTTCTCAGCTAGAGTATAGGTCGATCCATCGTCGTAGTTGATTACCGTCTCAGAATGAGCAGACAACGGTAAGAGCAACAGTAAGAACAGCGCTGTTCTCATATCACAATCCCTCTGTGAGTTTGTGCTTCCATTCTTTTAGTGACTACCTTGTCTCTTCTATATAGGCAAAAAAAAGGGGGACTGCAGCGTCCCCCCAAAATGATCTCTAATGAGATTCTTTTTATTACAGTACTTACGTAAGGATGTTGTCCACACGGAAGATTCTGTAGTACTGGTTAGACTTAGCAGCAGCAAGTCCGTCAGCAGGAGTAGCGCCCACGAATGGGTTACTTGCCATACCGTAACGAGTCTTGAACCCGATTTTTGGTTGGAAAGTATCTTCGCCAACTGCTTTAACCATTTGCAGAGGTACGTATGGGCAGTAGAAAACACCTGCGTCATATGCGTTAGTACCTTTGTAACCTACAGTGATGTAGTCAGTAGATGCATACGGATCAATGTATACACGTACACGACCATTCAAAGTACCTGCAAAAGTGTTACCAGTGTCATCAACCTGAAGGTTGGTAGACATTGCAGGAGTGTAGTCCAACATACCAGAGGCAGCAAGAGCAGTAGCAACGTCAGAAGAACAGATAACTACGTTACCCTTTCCACGACGAGTTTCTTTTGCAATTACGTTGCACTCACGGTCAATTTGTACTACAAGACCTTTGAATTTCTCTGCAGACCAACGTCCGTCAGCGTCAGAAGACAAGTCAAAGATACCTTTAGTGGTAACGTTGGCTTGAAGACAACCAGTCTTCGCTTGAGAGTTGATAGTACGGATAACCTCACGGTTAATCTCCGCAAGAATCTCTGTAGAGAGAATGTTTGCAAGTTCTGTCTCAGCGTCAAGACCGTGGATTGCTTTCAGGTCTTGTGCAAGTTCGAGACTGTACTCAGCTTTCAGCGCACGAGACTTCGCAGTCACGGTTGCTTTTTCGATGGTGAAACCCATTTCTGCGAAAGGAGCACCAACACCGTCACCCAAAGCTTCTGCAGCAGCAGTAGTCATTGGAGATCCAGTTAAGGCAGTCAGACGTGAATCGTCAACACTTGAGTCAGTAGTACGTACTGGAGCAGAGTTAGAAGAATCGTCAGAGATGCCATTGAAACCAGAAACATTGTCAGAATCGTGTCCGCCAGAAGCACGGTCACCAGAGAATTGAGTCTCTGCTTCGTTAAACAATGCCTCACGGCTTGAAGTTGAACCTGCACCGTAACGAGCCTTCATCGCAAAGATGAGACCAGTAGGGCCAGACATAGGTTGTACACCACATACGTCATACGCCATTAAGTTAGGCATTGCACGACGAACGAGTGAAATCAACACAGGGTTCCAGTTAGCGGCAGATGAAGTGTTGTTGCCAGGGGCAGCTTCAGTCAGTCCACCAAAACCTTCGTGTTGTGCTTGCTCTTCGATGAGAGCACGTTCTTGGTTTTCGAGAATAGCAGCGGTTACTGCACGTCTTTGGTGATCTTTGATCTCGCCAGCAGAACTTTCGTTAAGGACGGGAGACCACTTCTCGATAAGATGATCGTAAGAATTCATATCTTATTCCTTTTAGTTTCGAGATGTTTTACGGATTGCAGTGAGATAAGATTCCATAGAAGAAGATACTTCGACAGTTGTCTCAGGTTCTTCATCAACGATTTCTACGTCTTCACTTACGGTTTTTGCAAAGTAAGATTCCTTGACAGTGGCAACTTTAGATGCAAAAGTTTCTGCATCATCAAAGTCAACGCCAGCAACCAATTCTGCTAACTTTTCTTTTTGGGTGTCTGCAAGATCACGTGCAGCTTCAGCAATGATTGCATCACGCTTGTACTGTTCGAGTTCTTCAGCAAGTTTAATAGACTCACCAGTGCGCTGATTGAGAGACTCTTCGAGTTCATCAACCTGCGAAGCAAGTTCGTCAACTAGGTCTACTTTGGATTCAGGAACATCGATATAAGATTCTACAAATAGATCCTTCATCTTGTTCATAAAGCCTTCAGCAATTTCAGTACGGAGACCGTTTTGAATTGCGACTTTATTATCTTCCATCCAAGTTTCAACTACGTAGTTCAGGTAGCTGTCAACTTTCTCTACAAGTTCAGATTTGATAGAAGATACTTCTTCTGCCAATTCTTCTTTGTATTGCTCCTCTAAACGAGAAACTTCTTCTGACAACTTAGACTTGACTGCTGCTTCGAAAATTACTGCGGTCTTGTTCTTGAACTCATCGGAAAGAGTTGCCTCTGATTCCATGATTCCATCAAGTTCAGCAGTAGTATCGATTTCCACAACTACTTCTTCGTCCTGTACTTCGACTTCTTCACCCATCATCTTACCATATGCAGCTTGAAGATCCACCTTTTTCATGGCGTTCATCTTACCGTACATAGCAGAGATCATGCCTGCTTTAGTCTTAGGCACAGGTGCCTGTTTAGTTGCGTCACCAGCCTTATCAACAGATGCTACAGACTCAGGTTCGTTAACCGCACCTTCGGGTTCCTTACCTGTATCAGCTTTACCTTTCGGTGCAGCTTCTTCGAGAGTTTCCTCCACGATTTCGTTATCAAGTTCATCGTGAAGTTCTACTTCGACTTTGTTTTCATCAGTCATTATAGACTCCTTACATTTTCGATTTGATTAACGAGAGGAAATTTTTAAACTCCCGAATTTGCACTTCTGGACGAAATGCTTTCGGTGCTGTTTTTATTTCTGTCTCAATCTGTTCAATTATCTGAGGTTCCAAAATGCCGTTATTCCAGACCCAATCTACACCTTCCATTATACCATTAACAAATGCATCAGGTGCGGAGGGATCTTGTACTATGTCCACCGTTGCAAGATGAAAATCATCTTTTACGTATGCGACACCATTTCGGTTCTCTAGACTTCCCATACCACGAGTTGACACGCCTAATTGAACACCACCCTCAAGAAGACCTTTTACAATCTTTCCCATCGGAGTGTCTAAAATTTGTGCCTTTCCAACCACATTATTGCCCTCAAATTTAAGGTCAGTAATGAGATGTGAAACTTTATCAAGATTAACAGTTGGGCCTTCGGGGTGATTCAATTCACCTACTGCCCTCTTCTTGCTAACCTGTTCCTTAACGTACTTACCTACTGCCCTTTCCATAATAGGTTTAGGGTAGACACGTCCGTTACGGTTTTTTTGATCTGCTTGAGCGAATACGCCTTCGATGGTGTATTTCTTCTCACCGTCTTCTTTCTTTTCGACAATACACTGAATGTCGTTTTCATAGTATTCGCTGATTAATTTCATTTACTTCAGTTCCTTTACAACTGTTGCGGCAGTTTTTTCTGCCTCTTTTTGTGACTTGAAGGTGTCTAACATATCACCATCAATGTGCACAGTGAAACCCTTTGATCCCTTCGTGATAACCACGGGCACTTTGTCTATCTTCTTATTGAAGACAACTTTACCCTTCGGCATTTTTGCCTCACGGATTTCTTTAAAAGTTCTCATAGAGTTTCCTCAGTACTTATTATTTATACAAATTAGTTCTTTAAAGAACAATTTTTATTACTTTATGAAGTCTCCCCGACTTCATCATCTTGTTGAAGTTCTTCCACTTCTTCTGAATCATCTTCTTCATACTCATTCTCCAGTTCATCTAGTTCATCGTCTTCCAACGGTATTTCAATTTCTTCCTCTGCATCGGAGTAAATGCTTTGTGCGACTGCAACCTTTTCCGCCTCTAGTGCGTCATGCATCTTGTCGCCAAGGGTAGCGTCGAAGTGTTTCTGTGCCTGATTGAAATTCTGACCTGCAATAGCATCGATCAATTCCTCAATAGGATTCGTAACTACTTCCTCTTCGTTTTCGACTGTTTGTTCTACTTCACTCATTATTGACCTCCAAAGTCATCATTAGGTTCATCTTCATCTCCGGCATCATTCTCGCCTTCGACTTCACTTCTCATTTTTTCGATGTCCTCATCAGAGAACATCATGACGTTCTTCATGACCCACTCACGTGAGAAGTACTCACCTACGTAGGTTGAAATACGATCCATCGTATCCAAACGTTCTTTTAACAACTCAGCGTTCTTCAGTTCTGTAAAGTGGTTGTCACGGATGAAGTCAATTTGAATATCGTTCTTCCATTGATCCCAGTCTTGTTCTGTGATCACCCCTTTCAGAATCAACTGCTTCTTCAAGATAGAAGTGAACAGTCCACCGAAACGTTTACGCAATCGATCTACGAATTTCTGGAACTTAACTTCGTCCCTTGATATCTCAGTAGATCTTCCTAGTGAGAACTGTGCCTCTTGTTCCAGACGATTGATAGGTACGTTCAACGAACGATACAATCTCTTCTGGAAATAGATGATGTCATCTATCTGACCTAAGTTCTCACCGCCTGGCAGTGTTGAAATCTCAGTACCACGACCACCTTCTTTACGAGGTAGCCAGAAATCTTCTAACATCGACATGTGCTTACGGTCATCTTTTAATTGACCTGTATCAGCATCGTAGACTAACTTGTTTCTATAACGAGACATGATATCTTTCATGTGCGTCTCCGCCTTGCCTGGCGGTAAGTTACCTACATCAATATAGAAAATTCTTCTCTCAGGTGCACGTGCAAGACGATAGATCACCAGAGAGTCTTCCATCATCCTTAATTGGTTGATGGGTTTGATTGCCTTGTGTAGATATGATACTACACGTTTACGTGTTGGGTCTGTTAGACCCGAAGTCACATACGAAACAGCATCCGGAGACAGTTTAACTGCGTTCTGAGTATTACCAGATTTCTCTTGGAATACATAGAACTCTTCGGTCTTATCTACAACCTTTGCCCCTGTCTTCGTATCCTTTTTATATTTGACTTCTTTAACTTTACGAATTTTGGTTGCATCGATCATGCGGATCTCTTGGATACCTGCACTCAATGCGGATTCGTTTACTACGAGATGGTGTACAAGTCTACCGTCAATATACCATGAGCGGAAGATATCATGACCCAACTCATTAAAATTTAACATAGCACAGATGCCGTCGAACTCTTCTTGCATGATCTTCTTGATCTTGTCAGACGTTTCGATACCATCTAAGTTTAAATCTACAGCGGATTCCATTTCGGATCCGGATACAGATTCATTTACAATGTCTTCGATTGCCGCATCCACTTCTGGATGTTGAGCAACCCCACGATACTTCATGATGAGTTCTGCATTATCCTTCGCAGTGTCACCATTGATATCAATGTATTGTCCGTAGTGAGAACCGGACGCAGTAACATAACCCGCACCATCATCATCCGTTTTTGGGACGATAGACGGTAACTTCTCATTCTCTTTGCTTGGATCTTTCTTACCCGATCTACGGATTTCGAATCCAAATAACTTCACTACGTTGTTATTGTCATCTGCCATTTATTAACCTCAGTCTAAAAAATGCATGGGCAGATTATCCTACCCATGCACTTATTTAGTAACAACTTAACTAGTTGTATTTGACTCCCAGTACTGGACTTGGAATTCCACTGCGAATTCTTCAACCGTATCGACAGTCTCGTAAGACAGTTCGATAGCAGCAATAGAGGTTGGGAAACAAGAACGGAAGTTGTATGTTTTCAATACAATACCATCTTTGTCCAACTGCTCTACTGACAGATCGGTTTGATATTCAGCAGGATCATTAAATCCAGTATTTGCGTTATGAGAATTGATGCCGTTCATCCAACGTTCCATCGCATCACGGATAGCAAAGTCAGTATCGTTAATAACGGTTACTGTCCAAGTTTCAAATGTACGGTCACCCGCAATTTTCAACTGGCGACCACGGAAAGGAACCGAGATCACATTTACTGTGGATGCAGGAAGCGCTGCTGCTTTACACATAAAGGAAGTAAGTTCCGCATCGCCAAGGGCGTATGCGGGAAAGTTCATCTTCACGTTAAAGAGGTTAGGACGAGCGCCACCACCTTTTAGTTTAGACTTAAAGTCATCTACGCCTAAAATAGCCATGGTCTACTCCTTATGCGCCTACCGTGCCAACAATCTCTTCGAAGTCTACACCAGTTCTAACAGCAACAAAGTTCAATTGAACGAAGTTGATAGAACGTGCAGGTTTCACAAAGATGTTTGCAACGAATTGGTTATTATCAATCACCTCTTGAGTGTTGTTTGTTTCGTCACAAACGACACGGAAGTCGGTAATACCCCTACGACCCTTCACTCTTCTGAGGAAAGGTTCTACAATGTTTACGAACTCAGCACGAGTAAACTCATCGTTGAATTCGAACATTACGTTTTTCGCAGCTTCACTGATTGACTTTTCAATAGAGATGAACAAACGTCTCACGTTGATACGGTCAAATGCAGAAGGTCTGCTCTCCAACGTCTTATCACCAAACAGAATCAGACCAGTGCCCGGAATGTTTGCGATAGGGTTGACACCTGCTTTGTACAGTGCGTCACGTTGGGTTTGATTTGGATTTGCCAAGATATCAGTAACACCACGATAGTTACCACGTCTCTGACCTGCAGGTGAATACCAAGGATCTGCAACGATATCCGTAGATGCCATTAGACCCGCAGTACTAGATGCGGCAGGGATGTTGATGTAAGTGTCGTTGTACTTATCAAATATCTTGAAGTAGTTGTTATCAACAACTAAGTACGATGATTTCGTAAATGTATTCGCTACCGTCACAGCGTTGGTCTGTGCTTGTGCGTCAGTTTTGCCCACGATACCTGCTTTATCAACAGATGTCAGAACAACACAATCTTTACGAGAGTTTGCAATTGATACAAGATCATTCACAACAGTAGTAGCGTTTGCCACGTTACTGTGTTGAGGAGCGATCAAGAAATCAATCTCTGTTGCAAGTTTGTCTTCGAATAAATCGAATCCTGCGGAGTAGTCTCCAGTTCCCAGAGTAGCAGAAGCTTGTCCGCCACCAAGTTTAACTGTACGCATTCCATCAGTCAGTGCGGCACTAAGACCGTAGTTAACAGGAGTATCGATATCAGGAGTATCACCCCAGTTACCACCCATGTTAGAGAAAGATGATCCGAATGCAGAGTCATCACCGAAGTAACCATTCCAGATGTACTGCGAGTTATCGTTCAGTACGTCAGAGATGTAATTCGGAGAATTGTCCGGAGTTACTGCGCCTTTGGCAACAGATAAGAATGCAAACTTTTCGAGGACAGAACCTACAGTACCAGAGATGGCACCAGTACGGTCAACGATTGCAACGTGAACTTCGTCGTTAGATGCACCGTTGTTGGATGCATAAGTTGAAGTGCCGGGAGCAGCATCAAATTCATCAGCATATGCCCAACCTGTAAAGTGATCTGCACTTGCAGAATCACCTGCAGGACAGAAAGATACAGTAAGAGCATTACCTAAGTCGCCTGGATATTTTGCAATCCAAGTACCAGATGAAGTTGCAGATGCACCCTCACCAACAGCAGAAGAAACAGTGTTTTCCCAATGTGATTGATTATTTACAATCATTGAGTTACCATCTGAATCACCGGCAAATTTGGTGATAGCACTGTGAGCGTTTTGCCCACCGTTGTTCTCACGTACAACTTGTAAAGTCTGTGAGTATTTTAGAAAGTAAGCAGCGGAGTGAAAGTCCACTGAATTAGCGGTGTTGGGTGCTCCAAAAGTAGTAACCAATCCAGTTTCATCTGCGATCAGTGTTCTCTCATGTACGGGCCCCCAACGAAAGTTTCCTACGAATGCACCACCAGAGGCACCGACTGCAGGAACAATGCCTGTTTTGTCGATTTCGCTGATATTGATTCTAGGAGATGCGGGTTTGACAGCCATAGCATTTTCCTTTAGTTTCGTTAACGAATAATACGGTTATCATAATACGGTTATGTTCAATACCTTTATTTATGTTAATTGTGATTTTCAGAAGTCATCTGGAGTTGTCACCGTTTCAAACGAGTGCCAACCTGTATTAAGATCCTGTTGTTCTGCCCAATCAGATCCATCATCCACAAACCCAAATGGGACTACATCATCCTCAATTTGTTTCATCCTTTCATCGAACAACATCTGTTTCATATTGATGTCGGTCATATCTGAAAAGAACTGAGTAGATACAAAGTACCCAAACATCACCAGATTCATCATGAGATCATCATGATTACCATCGGATGCTTCGTAAGACTGACCCTTTGCAACGAATGTGGAGATCTCTAGAATTGTATTCTCATCTACGATCTTTAATTTATCTCCTTCGAGAATATCCTTGATTGAGGAACAACCCAGACGTTTAACCTTACGGTTCATTTCGATACCCAGTGCGCTTGATTTAATCGCACTGGTCGTGTGTAGGTTCTCATACTCTAAATCATAGTATAAACCATTACAAACCACTTGACCAGAATCGTTTGCCTCGACTACTACCCACGCTTCATTGTAG